ACGCTGGCACCGGCGTCGTGACGCTCACCGACCGGCGTGATTGTGTCAAGTTCGAGGTCGGCATGGTCCTTCAGATCAAGTCGGCGGCTGGCGTCATCAACGCTGGCTTCTACAGCGTCACGGCTGTGGACCTTGACCTCGGCACCCTTACGGTGACCCTCGGGGGCGGCGCTCCAAACCCGATTGCGACCGACCTGCTCGGTCGTGACGGCGACTTCCTCGCTGGCGTTGGCGCGTCCAACTGCATCAGCGGCGTGTTCGCATGGGTTCCCCCGACTGCCCCCGGCGTCGCGGACAACTTCTTCGGCGTGAACCGCAGCGTCAATCCCTCGCGCCTTGCTGGCACGCGGGTCAAGGGCGGCGCGAAGACCATCGAGGAGGTCGTGTTCGACTCGCTTGCTCGCGGTCGCACCGCTGGCGGCAAGTTTGACTGTTTGTGGATGAACAGCGAGCGCGCTGCCGAGCTCCAGAAGTCGATGACCGCGAAGGCGTTCGTTGACATTCAGAGCGCTGGCAAGGCGAAGGTCGGCTTCCAGGGCTTCCAGCTCTCGACGCCCCAGGGCCAGCTTATGGTCATGGACGACCCGAACTGCCCATACGCCTACGGCCTGCTCACCAAGCGCGACGCTTGGGAGTACGCTTCGCTTGGCGACGCGCCGCACTTTGCCGAGGAGGATGGCCGCCGCTTCCTTCGCGAGTCCACGAGCGATGGTATCGAGTTCCGCCTCAAGGCTTACTCGAACCTCATCTGCCACCGCCCCATCGACAACGTGCTCATCGACTTCGATGGCGTGTGAGCTGACTACTTAGGAGGACCACTCAAATGGCTATCAAACCTGCTACTGACCTCGTTACTCCGTTTGCTCACACTCTGCCGACTGGCGAGGACGACTTGGACTACGCGCTTCGCACGCGCGTTGTCCACGTTCGCCTCCCGGCTGACGCGATGGCGAACACGCAGACCGAGCATCGCCTTCTCTTTACCGACGCGGACATTGTCCTTCAGTCGGTGAAGATTCTCCCAGAGGCGACGACGGCTGCAAACAACATGGACTACGCTGTGCTAAACGTGGCTTCCGGCGACCTTGCCGGTGGCGCGCTGGCGACTCCGATTGCTTCGCCCGACACGCGCGCGGCGTCGCTCAACGGCCTTGCTAGCAACGTCGCCAAGACGCTGTTTGCGGGCTCGTCGGCAGTTGCCGCCTCGCGTCGTCTTAGCCTAAACGTGACCAAGGCTGGTGCTGGCCAGGTTGTCGGCGCTTGCACCATTCAGGTCGTCTACAAGGTGGCGTGACATGGCAACGACAGCAAAGGGCATGTACCCGCCCCACGCTCACGCGCGGGGCTGCACGGTTGGGTCGTTTGTCGTTACGGCGGCAGCGTCTCCTACTGTGAACGACCCGGGCGGCATTGTTGCAAGCGTGATCAAGGTTCCGGCCACCGTTGGTCAGTACCTTGTGACGCTCAAGCGCAACTACAGCCGCGTTCACGTTGTCTCCGACAACAACAGCTCTGGCGAACAGTTTTCTCGCGTTCGCACCGTTGTTGCTGGCGGCACCGTCTCGAACACGGTTCTGTTCGAGATTTGGGACAGCGCAACTGACGCTCCCGACGACGGGACTGGAACGCTGACCACTCTGGCGTTCTTTGGCTACGACTCCTGACCCTTACAGGCGGCCCTGGGATGCCTCTCCTCCCAGGGTCGCCGCTTTGGTGATCAATGCCCGCTATTGTGACGATGGCGACCATGCGGTCTCGCGCTCGAGCGATGGCCGACATGCAGACAAGCAATCAGGCAGCGGCCTTCGTGACGGACACGGAGCTTGACCAGCTCCTGCACCGCAACCTGCGAGCGCTCTACCAAAAGCTCATCGTCGCTCGCGGCGACGAGTACTACGCCAAAAGCGTTGTCATCCCAAGCGTGGCAAACCAGGCGCAGTATTCCTTCTTTGACCCGACGCTGGACGACTTTATGTCGGCGCTGAACCTCATGGTGAGCGACGGAACGCGCACCATTCCGGTTCCGAAGTTCAACCTCAAGGAGCTTGCCGACCTGCTGTACCTTGAGAACCTGACCAGCGACGACATGGGCCTATTCCGCTATCGGCTCATCGGTCAGAACCTCGAGATTCGCCCGAAGCCTCGTCGTGCTGGCTACACGTTCACCTTGCATTACCTCCCGCGCTACAGCGAGTTCGTGGTGGACACGAACGGCTTCGACGGCGTGAACGGCTGGGAGGACTGGGCATGTTATGGCGCGGCCATCGACATGCTTAACAAGGAAGAGTCATTCGAGCAGGCGCAAGCGCTCATGGCTCAACGCGCCATTCTCGACGCGCAGATTGACGCGCTCGCGGGCAGTCGTGACGCGGGCATGCCGGAGGTCGTAGGCGATACGCTGCGCGACTGGAACGACATGGGCGTGTCGTACCGACGCAACGACTGGAGATGGTGACGTGACGACCAAGGCTCGCGTGCTGCCAAAGCAGGGCGCAGACCCGAGCGTTGACAGCTTCGTTAAGCAACAGCTCGCCGGGGCCGTTAACCAGCAACGCCGCGACGCCAATAACTTCCCGTGGAACGACGGAAAGTACATCCGCGACGTCGTGATTCCTGGCTCTGGAAACAAGGTCATCACGCACGGCCTCAAGCGAGCGTTGCAGGGTTACATCATTTTGCGCTTTCAAAACGTCGGCTTGGTGTTTGAGTCTGCCTCAAACGCTACGACGCTGACGCTAAACAATGCGGCGGCGACGCCGTGCACTGTTGACCTTTGGGTGTTTTAAATGCCTCGCTCACAAGCTGTCATCCCGGTTTCCAAAGGTATCGACCAGCGGCTAGACGAGCGGCTCAGGTCGGCAGACTCGCTCACGGTGCTTCGCAACGCGGAGTACAGGCGCAACGACGCCGTGAGGAAGCGGCACGGGTTTACCGCCTTGCCGACGACCATGTACCAGACGACGGCGACAAGCCCGGCCTCTCAGGGTGCGCCAAAGGGCCTGTTTTCGACTGGCGAGGAGCTGTGTGTTCGCGGATATCGAGAACTATACGCCTACAAGGAAGCCAACGGCGTTTCGCAGCCGGGGAGCTGGTGGAACCGTGGCGAGCTTTCGCCGTTTACTGGCCAGCAGCGCGTTCTGTTTTCTGACCAGCGCAGCGTCGGAACGTGCGACCTTTGCGAGCTTGAAGGGTACACGGCAAGCGTGCAAGCCGTCGTCAATGTGCAAAGCAATACCACCGATGTTCGCACAGCGCTCTTGTGGAACCTTGAGGCCAAGGACGGCACCATCGTCCACAACAAGCAAGAGCTGTACTCCAACGCCAACACGGCGACACAGTATCAAGACATCACGGGCGCTCGACTTGTAACCAGCACTGCGCTGATGTTCGCTGGCTTTCAGCGACCAGACCTGCTTGCGCCAGGGTACGGCACGCTTCAGTGGCTTTACTGGAACCCGTCCACGTTCCAGACGCTTCCTGCGGCGTTTCGTCAGCACTTGGATCTCTATTACCCCGCGTTCGAGGGATCGTATGGGCGCAGGTTTTATGACGCTTGCCCTGGTGCCCTTGGGAGATGGCACTACGCTTACATTCGAAACACGACGCCACCCATCGGCGGCACGACAAACGTCATTGCCGTGTACACAATGCTTGGCCTGGTTCAGACGGCCACGGTCACGATTTCGCCACCGGCTGGCTACGACTACTGGACTAACGTGGCGATCAATTACGGTGCCACATCGTCTCAGGTTTACATTCTTGCGAGTGCCATCAACGCTGGAACGAATGCCACGATCACTGAGCTATATGCGCTGAACGAAACGACGCTTGCAACGATTGCCACAACTGGCGTGGACACCGGCACTGGGGCAACGCAGGCCGTTGTTTCGCTCGGCGTGTGCGAAGGAGTGGATCATCTTTCGCAAACCCGTGTCGTTTCGCTTGTTACTCGCACAGCACAAAACTCGATTGCGGTGCAAGGCGACTTTATTCGCATTCGCGCAAACAACACTGCACTGAGTGCAAGCTATGGCGTGCAGTCGTTGTTTAACATGCGCGCGGTGACAAAGCCGTGGTTTCGCAACGGTCGCGCGTATTGTGCGGCGTCCACATATCATTTCACGCAGGCTGGCGTTGGCCTCAACCCTGAAACGCTCATCGGCTATGCGGCAGAGGCTGTCATTGACTTGGCCATCAGCGATCCAGAAGACCTTGCCGCTGTTCCTGCAATTTACCGTTGGCCGAGACTTGTTGGCCGATACAGCTTTGGCGCTGCAAACGTAGACAACGGGTCGGCCATTCAGCGCTTCGGAAGCTTGCAGTCTGTATACGCAAGCGGCGACACGGTGAACAAGTACGCAACGACGCGCATTACCGCGCACGCTCCGGTTGCTTACGGACAGCTCAGGGCGTGCGATGAGATCGCGCTCGATTACGCTGGCGCAACGACACAGCAAGCGACGACGCGAGGCACAGCGACGATAGGGGGCGGCAGCGTAAGTTGGTTCGCTGGCAACGCGACCGAGGAGCTTGGCTGGTGCTCTGCTCCTGTCGTTGCAAAGGGCTTTAACACGACCGGAGGATTGCTGTCTATGGGCGTTTACAGCTATTGCGCCGCGTGGGAGGCGTATGACGAAAAAGGGACGTTGATTCGTTCGCTTCCAGGCCCTGTGACGCAGCACAACCTGACCGGCATGCACAATGCCGTGGACCTCGCGGTGTTTTCGCTTGGACCGACGCAGCGCAAGGACAAGCGCCGATGGGGCGTTGGCGTCTATCGACTTGGCTCGGATGGCGTGTTTCGTCGTTGCGTGGAAGCCTCGCGCAATGTGCTCGACACGCAAGATACGACGTTTCTGCCAGCGATTCGCGACAATGGCGGCGCATACGACATCCTTTACACGCAGGGCGGAGCGGAGCTCGAGGCAGCCGGACCAGACGGGGCGGCATACGTTGTTACGACGTCGCGGCGCGTTTGGCTCGCTGGCTTTTACAATCGCGATCGCGTCATGTACTCGAAGCCGTACGACCCTTCGACGTCCAATGAGTACGCGCTGGCGCCGGAGTTCAACGACGCCTTTGCCTTCATGCTTCCCGGCGGCGAGCAAGTGACCGGGCTTGGTGAAATGGATGACAAGGTGATCGTTTTCACCAAGTCGAACATCTACGCCATTGCTGGCAACGGACCCGACGACGGAGGCCGAGGCAACGACTACTCCGGCTTGCAGCTTGTAAGCAGCGACACTGGGTGCGTGGATGCGCGCTCCATTGTGTCGAGCCCCGCTGGCATCTTCTTCCAGGCCCCGAGCGGAATCTTTGTCCTTGGCCGTGACCTTCAGCTTCAATTCATCGGCGCTCCCGTGCGCGACATCACGGACATCAACTCGATCATCACGAGCGCGGTGCTTGTGCCTGCCGCGAACCATGTCCGCTTCACTTGTCGCGACCCAAACGCGACACAGGGCACCATTCTTTGCTTTGACTTCGACCAGGGCGCGTGGATTGAGTGGACGCCACGGAAAACGCTATTTGGTTCACCAGTGCCGCTGAACCCTGTAGGAGCGTGCCTGCACAGGGGCGTGTACTATGTGCTCGACGCGCTCGGAACTGTGTACTTTGAGGACGCCAGCACCTACAAGGACGACGGCACCATCTATGTGCCAATGGACGTTGAAACCTCGTGGCTGCAAGCGGCGCAGCAAAGCGGATGGCAGCGCATTCGCCAGATTGCAGCCTTGTGCAAGAGCCTGGACGGCCATGCGCTGACCATCTCGCTGTATCAAGAGTTCTCGTCTGTAG